ATCAAGGCATCTTGGAATAATTGGCCGCCCAAACCGGCAGTCTGGACACTATTCCAATCCATGAGTTTGACTGTTCCGGTAGAAAGAGCCTGACTTAACTGGTACATCGCCGTTGCTGCTTGTACCGAGTTTGAGCCGGAGACTGCGGCCAAATTCGCGATACCCTTAATCGCCTGAACAGAGGTATCCAAGTCCACACCGGCTGCCGTAAAGGTGCCGATGTTCTTAGTCATCTCCGTAAAATTGTAAATGGTTAAGTCGGCGTATTCATTAAGTTCGTCGAGCGCGTCAGTAACGTCTTGCAGATTTGTTCCTGCTTTCGAAGTGTTAGCAAGAATTGTTTGTACAGCGTTGAGCTGTGTCTCGTATTCTCCGAAGCCATCGCTCATCGCGCCGAAAGCTACGGTATTAGCCAAAGATTTAACACCACTAATAACCGCATCTGTGATTTTAACTACCATAGCCGCAGCGGCAACGCCCACAAGGCTCATTTTATTATTTATAGATTCTAAACTATCTGACATAGCGCTAAAATCCAGATGTGATGCCTTTTCTAATTCGGCAAACGCTTTTCCTTCGCTGTCAAAATTGAATGATTTCTTAAAGCTAGATAAATCATCTGTGGATTGTTGTACGCCCTTTCGGAACTTCTTGGCGTCAAACTCCATCTGTACAATATTTTTTTCAATTGTGGTGCTCATGGAAGGACCTCCTCCACCAATGCGTCATGAAGGGCATCATATATTGGTTTTAATGCCGGATTTATTATATCGCGACCGGGCACAAAACCACCGCCTTTCGTTGCGTGGCCGTATTGTAATAAAAGAATCAATGGTGCGTCGCCAGCTACTTGATTATTCTTCCAAATTAATTTCCAATGATCCTTTCCGCTTCTCTTAACCTCATAAGACCAACCAGCAGCCGTAGCTCCACTGTCCGCCGGAGTGGCTTTCGCAAGAGCCGAAACCCCTAGCGCCCCATATTTTTCTAATGTGCGCCTTGGGTTAAATTTTTCTATTTTTTCAAAGTAAGCGAAAGTCTTCTTAAAATCTGGTACTTTAGTTACTTTTATCATCCGGCCCGCCTCGCTCTTTTCATATTACGTTGATATCGTGCCGCATCAGCCGGGGACATCTTGTCTTTTCCGGAAGCTTCTTTCTCTTTCAAATTGCAAATATCTATTAAAGTGAGCAAACGATTGATGTGCCACTTCTCGTATTCGTTAGGGATGTTAAATCGGACCATCCAATAGTATATCAGCTCGGTAGTCACAACTATCTTAGGGTCGTTGGGCTGATTTATTTTGTGAATCGTTGTCGCTGAGTTTGGATTAGCGATATAATCTCGTATTTCTTTGCCGTGGTCGCGATAGAGACTGTTTGGTAGGTGGAATGGGATTTTGCCTATAACCATAGACTCTATATATGATAATTCTTGTTCGTGAGTCACTATGCCTTCTGCTTTGCCTTTTACTGGCAAAAAAGGCTTGTGCCAAATCGACTCCCATTTGGACATAGAAATAAGGGAATGTTCAAGCTGAACCGTTGTGGGCTTTATCTTAAGAAATAGATTCTTTTCCGAATCATAAAGTTCTTGTTCTGCCATGGATAGTTTAAGCATTCCCTATATCTCCAATGTTACATATTCAACTAAGCCTAACCCGCAGGCTGCGGCTCAATATATGTCTTAGATAGTACTCCGTTGAAGAATTCGGCAGCAATATCCGGAGAGATTGCTAGCGAAGAGAACAGAGCACTGTAAGCAGCGGATGCCAAGAAGTCATCTACGACATCTTTATTCTTGATGAAGCGGGTGCCATCTGAGTTCTTAACGCCGACGGACATCTGAATGAGCCTTTCGAAGAGCGAAAGCATTTCTTGCGCCGTCGTATTCTCATCGAAATTCTGAACGTAGGCGGCAAGACCCGGCTGGAATTCAGCATCTAACCGGGTCACTTCGGCCTCATTAAGATTGAAGTACCAGACTTCGCTGGTTTCTTCACCATTGTAACCAATGAATTTGATAGTTTTCTTTAACACGTTTTAAATCTCCTTATTAAGATATTAAGTAAGTAGGGCGATCAAGGCGTCGGGCAAAGGCAGCTCTGCGTCGGTCGGACTGTCCGTACCGTATAGCACGTCTTCAAGAGCAGACAGGTTACCCGACGTCAAAACACTCTCATCGAGAGTTATCTTAGAAACAGGGGCTTGCCCGCTCATTGCTACCGGCGTCGACTTAGCCTCGAAGCTAAAGGTCGCTGCTTCCGGGCTGTCATTGATGGTAGCGTGGGCAACTTCTGAAGGTTGGGCGATCAAACCATAAGCTATATGGATCTTATAGTTTGCGGTCTGTCCATCGGCCTCATTGCCGTAGTATGAGCGATAGCAAATACCGAACGGTATACGAGGCTGTTGACCAAAGCTAACGCCAGGATCAGTACCATCCGGCAAAATTCCTAGACAAGCCAGGAACTCTTCGGGGAAGGTGTAAGATTCAATCGACAGATCGAAGGTTTCGACCGAGACCAACTGCGCGTACTTCGCGTTGTTAGCCCACAGATCGGTAATTTCGGCACCCGAGGGTTTCTCGGTTACATTGATAAGCCCTTCCCAGGCATACCCCAGAGGGTAAAGACCTGAGTCAATGGGATACAATACGCCACGGTCGAGGCCGGACTCGAATTTCTTGTCCGCAGCGGCATTCCAACTTAGTAAAAAAGGCATTTGTTTTCTCCTATGTAGTGTGAACGGATATGATAAAGACGTCATGAACAAGATCGTTAACCGCATAACTATTATTGCTCGTAATAGCGATACCTTGTGACATTAGTTCATAGATCAGTCTTGTATCGGCGTAGCCGGGACGGTCACTAATAAACGTCACTTGGAATTGTGTTCCAATGGTATACGGTAGGTTGTTAGCGAAACTTGGTTCTTCTTTCTTCGGCTCGTACGTCACACATGGGTATATGAGTTTGTGATTTCCTGAGGGTCTAAATATCACAGGCAAATCAGGAAACTTAGTTTCCAGAGCATTCTGCAAATATAGACGTACTTCTTCTTTATCCATTGTACAATCCCCCAAGAGATAGTTGGACACGAGGGTGTATATACTCAATATCTACAACCGCCCATCGACGATTCTTCCACCAAATATATACAACCTCGTTTATGTCTACTGTAGAGCTTTCGGGAGGGATTATACTCAAGATGTGCTTTGCGCGGACTTTTTGGGATTCCATGCTAGGCCAGCGCGCGTTATTACGACGCATCGTACCACTAACGTTGATCTCATCAAACTGTTCTTGATACACTCCGGCCGATGTTTCCTCGAGTCCACGAGCGATCCCGATATTACCCGAAAATCTCATCGCTATGCGGTCTTGGCCGTAACCAGGTTAACAGCGATAGCGCTCTTCGGCTTAGTCAGGGCGCCTGAAATACGAGTCTCAATCAAGTACTCGAGTTTGTTGAAATTCAGGTCAAAGTCGTCGAAAAAGGCAACTGCACCGCCCCTATCCGCACCGACAGTGTAGTCACTCAGATTGACAATAACGCCCATCGTGGCGATATCGTACGTGCCTGCGGGAATAGCGTCGCCATTCTGATCCGCCCCGGTGGGGTCGACCACGTCGGCTTCTTCGAGAGCATTCATAACTGGAACCTCGACAATTCGACCCACAAGCATTGCGGCGGCTAGGGAGCCCACGCTCTCATGAATTCGACGACCGGTGGTGTCCCGAACCGTCAGCATCTTGCTAACCAGACGGGGTTGGCAGAATAGCGTTGGTGAACCAGCGCCCTGGTAATAACCCATGGCGGTCGCAATGTGGTCAACAAACTGCAGAGCCTCGGCGTCATCGAACAGGCCCCAATCTTGCTCATTGCTGACATCGTTGAAGACGGCTTTGTGAGTGTAGACGTCGGAGTCATTATAAATCGGACGAATGTTTACCTCGGTAATTTTCTCCTCATCGACATCAGTACGACCATCGCTGATCAGGATAGCTCGCGCCAATTCCTCATCGAGCATCAATCGCATTTCGGACTTCAGCCAAACGATGAAGTTGAAATCGGTAATATCTACGAGATCGTCTCGATCGATTTTCTGGAACTTATAGACGGTTTTGGGCTCAGTCACTCGCTTCAGAATTGCGAGCACTTGCTCAACCTTCTCATCCCCGGTCACATAACCTTTGGCACGGGCCGCATCGGCCGAAATATTGGCGTACCAGCTTTTGATTCGACCGAACATCCGAGGATGAACACCGTTTAGTACCTTTGGCACCCAACCCATTTCACGATCGGCCCAAAGCTCGGGACCGCCGGGCTGAACCGCTCGGGCGTCAGGGAACATAAAATCGATATCGGTAACGCTATGACGAATGACATCGTCGTCATATTCGTGCTCTTTGAAAAGTTCCCTCAAAGAGGGATGGCTGGTTTTCTTGGCTTTATCCAAGAGATCGATAACGCCCTGGTGCTTCACCATATCACGGCCTTCCGGTTGCGTTTCGAATGGGTTAAAAGTTTTACGCATGTCTGGGTCTCCTTGTGAGATTGTATTTTCTTCAGATTCTTCTGACTCGTCATCATCCTCTTCGGATAACGCTCCGGCCAGATAATGAACAACGTATTTTTGTTTCTCAGAAAGCGTATTAAACACTTCCTCAAAAGTCGGACCATCTTCTTCCTCTTCGTCGTCTGACCCTGGGGGTATCTCTCCAGTCAGAGCGGTGTGCAAGATAGAATCGGCGACCTGTCGTTGTTCTTCGGTTAAAGTGCTATAAATACTACCAACGGTTTCAACGTCATCCCCATCTTCATGGGAAAGATGTTCGTCTTCCGTTTCTTCTGTAGATTCCTCTTCTGTAGATTCCTCTTCTGTAGATTCCTCTTCTGTAGATTCCTCTTCTGTAGATTCCTCTTCTGTAGATTCCTCTTCGGTGGTCTCACCGTGTTCGAGTTCTTCCTCTTCGATCTCTTCTTCCTGTTCGGAGACCAGATCTTCTAGATCAATCTTTATGCCCGAGTGGATAATCAATCCGTCATGAACCCATGAATCTGGATCTAGAGGATCGGTTGAGTGTCGAATGACTTCGTCAATCTTTGCGCCAGGATTCGCTCCAACGGGCACAAGACTGACTTCTCTAATAACACCGCCAGTTACCGATTTATTGGCAACAACGCCCGGTTCTAGCTCAAACCGACCCACCGTTTCAACGATCTCATTCGCCCAAATGGACAAACTATCGATCGCTTTACTGTGGACGAGTATTTTCGCCTGTTCACCTTGCTTGGTGTTATTGAATGTGGCTTTACCTCTTACTCCGAGGGGTGACTCGTTACGAGTTAGACGGATAGTACCCAAAACATTTGTGATGTCTCTGTTTTGATGGTGCCACACAATGGGCACCGTTTGTCCTTCTTGGTGCGCGAACGCACCATCTCTGATAACCCGTCCGTCGTTACACAACACCTCGTAAGCAGTGGTAATGCCAGAAAAGTCGTACATTTCTGTCATTTGGTGTTTTTACTCCTTGTCATCTGGTTTGACTTGTTGTTCTGGTTCTTCTCCAGGAATAACCTGGTCCGATTTATTGAGGTTCTTGTTCCTCAACTCGTCCGCGTTCGGATCTTCACTAGCAACCAAGCTCAACTCGGATCTAACCTCGTTCGAGGTCATTATCTCATTACGAGTGAATCTGTCCGCAGCTTCCGCCAAATCAAGAAGCGGTGCCATTTTGAACAAATCTTGGATTGGCTTTATGATGTTCCCTTGTCTAATAGAAGTCCTACTAAAGAAGGACACAGTCATACCCTCAGCAAAGGCCTTTAGTATTGGAAGGATGGTCTTGTTGTTATAAGCAAGCGTTTCTTCTTGCGTGGCGGTCCCCATGAAGACAGCCGGGGTTAAACCCAACTGGCTATGGAGCTGTTCCATTAGACCATCGATTGTTTGTACTAAAGAGTTTGTAACGGGGCGATTTAACTGTGTAATCTTCTCATGAGTATCTACATAAGCAATACCATACGTGCTTTCATATAGTTGTGCCTCTAGTTCCTCTATTCTGCGACGGGCCTCCGCCTTCTTACGGGGACTACTTGCCGAATAGCTCATTTGAAGGATCAGATCCAATTGCGCACTATACAATCGACTGTCCGCAACGTCTAATAGAGCTAGCTTGTTAATCAAACGTTTCATTGTCGAATTGGGTTCATTCATAACCGCATACAGCGGGTTATAGATGATTGCCACATAAGATTTCGGAACAATGATAGATGTTCTATGGCCGACTAACTCGTTATAGACTTCTACTTTAACACTATGGTTGTACCATTCAGAAACCGTTCCGACCCGCATAGAAAGGATTTCATAATCCCCTTTGCTTGGGTCCGCGCTAGTTTCTGTAGGAAACAAAACCGCATGTCCATAATCAAGCATAGTCATTACGGCATCTTGAACAAGAACTGTTCCTGTCTGATCAATGTTCGCCGATAAAGAAAGCCTGTCGTTTAACTCGCTTGTTTTAATTCCGAGAAACTTTCTATCGGCATCAACTTTAGCATGTCTGAGTGGAACATTGGCGACATCCATAGCTATTCGTGTTTGTATCGGTGCCAACACACTGCTTGTTGAATCGTATGACATCCGAGACCCACCCGATACTGCGGGAACGTAGCTAGTAACCATGTTGTCGTTTGTAACAACGAATGGTTCCCCGCGAAGAACCTTGTAAGCCAGTCGCGTTCTTTGCATAAAACTGGGCATGTGACCTCCTTGCCGGCTAAGGCTTTCCTCTCAAATTATCAATCTGGAAAGAAACCTCTTTGATCACCGTCAAGTCCTCACCAAGAATGCCGTCGTACGTTCCTTCGACAAGTACGTATCTTATGGCTGAGCTTCCGGCTAACGCCAAATCAGCGCCCTTAAGAACAATCGTTATCGATTCTGCGGCCGCTATAGGAATTTCTGTTTTGCTATTGATCGGATCTCCCGTATCATCCGTTAGGCTCCATACGGGAGGCGCTTTGGGCGTAAACGGAAAATTTCCTTCTGGCGTTTTTTCAACAAAGTCGCACCTAATGCCAAACGTGCCCCCTTCAGGGGCTCTTTCATTAAGATGTGTATTGGGCATCGGTGTTTTTCCTTACTACTATACGGCGTCCGGAACGCCTACGGCAAATTCCGCGAGCGTAAACGTATTGCCGTTAACAACGTCTTGGGGCGTGGTTATATCGCCAGCAGCCAGCAAAGCGGCGCCCGAAACCAGGGACCAAAACGCAGCATTGCCATCGCCAGTAACGGAACCATCAGTAATAGCGGTAACAACACATTCGCGCCCATTCGGCGTTCGATCACTTGGCTCGGCTACTGATGGCCCAGCTTTATTCCCAAGGTCGTATGTCGCGGTTGCTTCTGCATACGTACCTGGAAGGGAACTATTGATGTGTAGTACTGTGACGCTGTCCTGAACATAGTTCAAAAGCGCGTCGAGTGATTCATTTGGTAAAAAGGGCATGTTAAACCTCCGTTATAACACTAACTTCAATGTCTGGATAGACGGCATTTGCATCTGCCGTTGGGTAAATCGCATTAAATACGATGTCGGCTGGATATCCAACCAAACGTAAGTCCATCGATGGTACGCCTAGTATCGGAGTGGTCGATATACCAAGAGCGATCATTACGTGCGTTTGTCCTATAGCTGGTGTCCCTAATATGGGAGAAGCCAAGGTATCTACAGCACTTAACACGTGAATCTGACCGATATCTGGTAATCCTAACTCTGGTATAGCCAGTATTCCATCGGCACTCAACACATGGACGTTCCCTAATATAGTCGCATCAACAATGGGGGTGGTCAATATCTCATTAGCAGCTAGCGCATGTATCTGTCCTAGTGCTACGGAATCGACAACCGGAGTTGTTGCGATATCGGTGGCGTCCAAGTGGTAAATAACTAATATTGCTGGTTTATCTAATGTTGGAGTAGTAGATATACCTGTGGCCGACAGCACGTGGGTCTGGCCAATGGCGGGAGTATCCAATACCGGAGTAGTGGTGATTCCTGTCGCTAATAAATGGTGTTCTCCTTCCGTGCCAAGTGCTGGGGTTCCGAGAACCGGTGTGGTTGTTATATCATCAGCCAAGAGGCTGTTCGTTTGACCTAAAAGTGGTGCTCCGAGAACTGGTGTGGTCGAAATATCGTCCGCATCAAGAACGTGTATGTGTCCTATCTCAGAATCGTCTACCACAGGCGTTGTTGTAACGTCATTTGCGGCTAGAGCGTGTGCTTGGCCCACCTCAGAATCGTCTACCACAGGCGTTGTTGTGACGTCGTTGGCTGCTAGGACATGCGCTTGACCAATGGAAACGCTGTCCACTACCGGCGTTGTGCTAATCCCAGTAGCCACAAGATCAACTATCTGACTTATAGCCGGGGTCCCAAGAACCGGAGTGGTCGTAACGTCGTTCGCCGCCAGAACCTGTTCTTGTCCTATAATAGGAGCTCCAAGAACCGGAGTGGTCGTAACGTCGTTAGCGACTAAGGCGTGGGTCCCCTCTGTAGATATCGTTGGGGCACCAAGAATTGGTGTGGTCGTAACATCGTTAGCAGCTAGAACCTGTGTTTGTCCAATTGCCGTGGTGTCAACCACCGGAGTGGTTATGACGTCGTTGGCAGTCAGAATATGGGCTTGTCCGACTTCGGAATCTTCTACAACCGGAGTGGTTGTGATGTCGTCCGCCGCTAAGACCTGTGTTTGTCCTATCTCAGAATCTTCTACAACCGGAGTGGTTGTGATGTCGTCCGCACTCAAAGTGTGAGCCTGACCAATCTCTGAAGCATCTACAACCGGAGTGGTTATGACGTCGTCCGCCGCCAGAATATGTGCCTGACCTATGGTCGGCGACTCAAGAACCGGAGTGGTTGTGATATCGTCCGCCGCTAAGACCTGTGTTTGTCCTATAGTCGGAACGCCGAGAACCGGTGTCGTGATAACGTCGTTGGCGGCTAGACTATGTGTTCCATCTGAAGATATCGTTGGGGCACCAAGAACCGGCGTTGTTGTAACGTCATTAGCAGCCAGAATATGAATCTGACCAACCTCTGAATCTTCCACTACCGGCGTTGTTGTAACGTCGTTGGCTGCCAGAATATGAATCTGACCAACCTCTGAAGCCTCTACTACTGGAGTAGTTATGACATCCGTGGCAACAAGATCAACTATCTGGCTTATTTCTGGACTACCCAGAACCGGCGTTGTTATGACGTCATTAGCAGCCAAAATATGAATCTGACCAACCTCTGAATCTTCCACTACCGGCGTTGTTATGACGTCATTAGCAGCCAAAATATGAATCTGACCAACCTCTGAATCTTCCACTACTGG